ATCGAGGCCCGGCGCCAGGAGATCGAAGCCATTCGCCAGAAGATCGAGGCCAGGCGTCAGTGGATCGAGGCCGAGCGTCAGCGGCTCGAGGCCCGGCGTCGGGAGATCGAGGCCCTCCGTCAGGAGATCGAGGCCCTCCGTCAGGAGATCGAAGACTCCCGACAGGAGATCGAGGCCACGCGTCGGGAGTACGCGGCCATGCTTGAGGAGAACACCAGGGATGGCCAGGAGATCGCGGCGCGGGGCCAGCAGATCGAGGCCACGGCCGCCCAGATCGAGGAGTGGGACAGGAGCGCCGAGCCGCTGACGCTGACGGAGCAAGGGCGGGCGACCGTAGAAGCCGTGATCGAAGGCCTGCGCCAGGAGGCCGCCGGGTCCGGGGAGTGTTTCGAGGCCCCGACGGAGATCAACCGGGAATCGGTGCTCCAGCTCAATTGGCAGATGAACGCCGTGAACGCCCGGAGGAACGCCTTGCTCGCCCGGAGGAACGCCCAGCAAGGCCAGGAGCTCGAGGCCGGGGCGGGGTCGATCCTCGAACTCCTTCGTGGGACGGACGCCCGTCTCGCCAAGTCCGACGACCAGCTCGTCCGGCTCGACCGGCTCGCCCGGGAGAACGAGGCCGAGGCCGCCAGCAACGCGGAGTCGCGCCAGGAGCTCGACGCCATGGCCGCCACCGTCGCCGGACTCTCGGAGGCCACGCCGTGAGATCCACCACAGTTACCTGTGACAGATGCTTATGCGTGATCGATGAGAGGGTGGTCGCTCTCGACGTGCTGGGCGGCACGTTGCCCCGCTTGAGGGACAGGGTCGATCTGTGCGAGGGTTGTTCGATCGCCTTTGCTGATTGGCTAGCGGGCGGCAAGGCTCCCCCGGACGAGCCGAGCATCAAGCTGCCCCTCGCGAGGTCCAAGCCATGACCACTGTCGCCACCGCCGCCGCTCCCGCCGTGCGCCTGGTGCCGGTGCTCGACGACCCCGTGCTGCGGCGGGCCGTCGAGGAGCTGGCCCGCTGCTTCCGGGCCGAGCTGGGCCTGGCCCGCGTCCCGTACCGGGCCGACGACCCGGACGACCCGGACGACCCGTGCGAGCGGGCCTATGCCTGGCTGGCGGACGGGGCGTGCCCGCCGTTCGAGGCCGCGGCGGGGGCCGTTGTTTTCCGCCGGCACGGGCTCCCCGGGCGCTGGACCTTGTGCTGGGTCTGGCTCCACCCCGCCGCCCGGCGTCGGGGGCTGCTCACCGCGGCCTGGCCCGCCTTCCGGGCCGAGCTCGGGGATTTCGCCGTCGAGCCGCCGCTCTCGGCCGCGGTCAGCGACCCCAGCCCTGAAGGGCGGGGCTTGCCGGAGCGATCCGGCGGCCCCTAGCTGACCAGACTCAGCCTCTGTTTCAGAGGCTACGTTAGGGAGGTCACGACACCCTGGGATGCGAGGCCAGTCCCAGGCCCTGTCGTCCGGGATTAAACAGGTCTAACGGGGTTAAGCCAGTGTCTCGGACACGACAAGCCTCCCTAACTTTGTCGAGGCCAACTTCACCCTGGCAACAGGAGAGCGGGGCGGCAACGCCCCCAACTCAACCGTGAACGTCTTCGTCCTGGACCGGAACCGACAGCCGCTCAACCCGTGCTGCCCGGCGCGGGCGCGGGAGCTGCTGCGCAAGGGGCGGGCCGCGGTCTTCCGCCGCTACCCCTTCACCATCATCCTCAAGGATCGCGCCGCGGACCCGGCCGCGGCCGATGCCTACCGGCTCAAGATTGATCCCGGGTCGAAGGTCACCGGCATCGCCATCGTGCAGGAGGCAACCGGCCTGGTCGTCTTCGCCGCAGAGGTGGAGCACCGCGGGCTCAAGGTCAAGGCGGCGCTGACGACGCGGCGTGTGCTCCGACGCTCGCGGCGCCAGCGTAAGACGCGCTACCGCAAGCAACGTTTCGACAATCGCCGGCGCCGCGAGGGGTGGCTGCCGCCGAGCCTGGAGAGCCGTGTGGCGAACGTCCTGACCTGGGTGGACCGTCTGCGCCGGCTGGTCCCGATCGCGGCCCTGAGCCAGGAGCTGGTGCGGTTCGATACCCAGGCCCTGGAGAGTCCGGAGATCAACGGCGTGGAGTACCAGCAGGGGACGCTGACCGGCTACGAGGTCCGCGAGTACCTGCTGGAGAAGTGGGGCCGGAAATGCGCCTACTGCGGCAAGCAAGGCGTGCCGCTCCAGATCGAGCACATCCACCCCAAGAGTCGGGGCGGTAGCGACCGGGTCAGCAACCTCGCCCTGGCCTGCGAGCCCTGCAACCAGGCCAAGGGGGACCGGGATATCGAGGACTTCCTCAAGGGCAAGCCCGAGGTCCTGGAGCGAATCCTGGCACAGGCCAAGGCACCCTTGCGGGATGCCGCCGCGGTCAACGCGACCCGCTGGGAGCTGTTCCGGCGCCTGAAGGCGAGGGGCCTGCCCGTGGAGACGGGGACCGGAGGCCGGACCAAGTTCAATCGCACTCAGCGGGGCTTACCCAAGACGCACTGGCTGGACGCGGCGTGCGTGGGGGCCTCGACACCCGAGGTGCTCGTCCTGGACGGCGTGCGGCCCCTCCAGATCAAGGCGTGCGGCCACGGCCGACGGAATCGGTGCTGGACCAACCGGCATGGTTTCCCGGTACGGCACGCCCCACGGAAGAAATACGACCGCGGATTCCGCACAGGAGACCTGGTAGAGGCCGTGATCCCGGCCGGGAAATACCGAGGCCGCCATCAAGGCCGTGTCACCATTCGCTTCAGGCCGAATTTCCGAATCGGGTCGATTAACGTCCATCCGCGGCATCTGCGGAAGTTACACCGGGCCGACGGGTATAGCTACTCGCTCGGCGAGACCTTTGCGACCAACCACAACGGAGACACGGCTCCTCCCCACGCCTGAAGGCGGGGGTTCCCGCCGCGACGAAACGCGATGGCGCGGTTCCTGGCCTCGCGGGGCGAGTGTCCCCGCTGCGGTCGGCGGTGCCGTTGCCGGCCGGACAGGCCCCCGGAGACTCTACCGTGAGCACCACGACGCCCACGCTCGGCCTGCCGTGCAAGGCCACTTCGTATCCGACTGTGCCCGCCGTCCTGGAGGCTTTGGTCGTCGCGGCAGCCGAGGAACGAAGGCAAGGCCGGAAACCGGAGCGAGCAAGATTTTTCTACTGCACGAATTGCGATGCCTATCATATCGGCATGAGTCACAGGAGATGGAGACGACGCCGATGAACACGGTCACTGGAGCTGGCGCGAATTTTTTACTGCATGGCGACCGGGCACCGGCGTCGCGCGGCGGAGCTTCCTCCTTTGCGACACCGTCCGCAGCTCGGAGGCCGAGGCCAAGAGCGCCGACATCAGGCTCGCCAAGCAGCCGGGGCTATCCTGGCGTGACCTGGAGGCGAGGGGGCATAGCGTGGTCGAGGTCCTCGTGGGCCCGTTGCGGCCCGAGCGCAAGCCCGTGCCACAACCCGACCCCGCCCCTGCCGTCCACGGTGCCGGCACGAGCTTGGGCCGGGTCCTGACCGACGCGCTGCGACAGATCGAGTCGCTCCCGCCGCCGAGCCAGCCCACGCCCGCACCACGAGCCGCAGACCTGGAGCCGATCCGCCGGCGTCGCGAGCCGACAGCCTCGTGAAGGAGGTCCCCCATGGCCGAACCTGAGCCCGCATCCGAGCCCGAGCCCGCATCCGAGCCCGAGGCCGAGCCCGAATCCACGGATGAAAGCCCGACTTGTCATGAATGTAAGTGGTGGTCCGGTTTGGGTCTGTCCGGCAAGATCGCGCCGCCCGCGGACCCGCAGTTCGCCGACCGCTGTCGCGCCCGGGGCCTGGACCCAGAGCAGCACCCACACCTCGCAGCCTACGGCGCGTGTCGGGGTAGGGCTCCGCGACAGCCCGGGGCATTTCAGCAGTCCCCGCTCACGCCCGCGCTCGAGCCCTATTGCGGGTCTTTTTCTCCCCGAATCAGGAGTTGACGCATGAACTTCCCCGCATTCGATAGCCTGAAGCTGTTCGAGCAGTACCCCCAACCGCTACCGATGGACGGCAAGTTCTACTGCTGCGGCCGTCGGCACCAGATGTTGTTGTGCAAGCCCAAGATCCCCGACCACGAGGTCAAGGGCTTTCGCGAGGACGTGCTCAACCTCGGCTGGATGCACAACCTGGCCGGGGCGTGCTTGATCCTGAACGGCTACGCGGTGGGGACGGTGCCGTTCTACGTCCACTGGCAGCAGCAGGCCCGGCCCGCGGGCGACGCGAGGTCGGAGGCCGGCCCGCCCCTGCCCGAGCTGGAATTGACCGTGGTCGAGACCGTCCCGCGGGCCACCATCAAGGTGCTGCGCCGGCTCGGCGTCACGCCGGAGTTCGACGCGGCGGTCCGCCGGGCGATGCTCGATATGGAGCGGGCTGATTGGCCGCTCTCGTCATATATTCAATGGTGGATCGACCGCGAGAGCCGGTCCACGCCGATCGAATTGGCAGCGGCTGCGACGGCGAGGTGCACGGGCCGGGACATCCGCGGCGCCGCGGACCAGTAGCCCAGCCCGATGCCCCGGCCTCACCTTGCACGCGGACCGCGGCCCTGGCAAGAATGGCCGGATTCGGGGCCGGAGCCCTGGCGGCCCGGGACGCATAGGAGGAGATCGATGCGTAGATGTAGCCGCTGTGGCGTGGACCAGCATGCGGACGAGCCCGGCCGGGTGATCCTGGGCGTGTTCGCGGGGGTGCCGCCTGGCAACGTGTCCTGGCGGGCCGATTACCCCTATCCGGCCGTCGTGCTCTGCGGCCGTTGCATGAGTGCCGTGGCCGAGGTCATGGCCCACTCGCCTCAGCACAGGCAGGGAGGCGGCCCGCCGATCGAGGCCGAGGAAGCGCGGGCTCGCCAGGAGGCAGCCCGGCGGTATTGAGCCGGGACGCTACAAGAAACCACGACTTTTCCACCGCGAGGACCAGTGGCGAATCCTTCTCCGAGTCCTTCGACCAGGTTCCGAAGCGGTCCCGAATGGCGCGGGAAGACGCAATACGGGCCACGGGCGCCGCTGACGCCGGAACGCCAGGCAAAGCTCGACCGCCGCAAGGCGCGGCGGCGGGACGCCTTGCGACTGCGCCTGGCCGGGTGCGACTACGACGAGATCGCCAAGGCGATGCACTGCTCGAGCACGACGGCCAGGCACCACGTCCACCGGGCGTTGAGGGATGCGCGGCGCGACCCGGCCGTCACGCTGCTCCGGCTCGAACTCGACCGCCTGGACCGCCTCCAACTCAGTGTGTGGCAACGGGCCCTGAACGGCGATGGCGAGGCGCTGGATCGCGTGCTCAAGCTCATGGCCCGCCGCGCCAAGCTGCTGGGCCTGGACGCGCCGGCCCGGCACGAGGTCCGCGAGCTCGGGGTGCCGGCCGCGGAGTCGGAGCCGGACTTAACGCCGGAAGAGATTGACGCCTGGGCCGAGACGTGGTTGCGGCATCGGGCTGCGGCCGGGGCCGGCGAGGGCCGGTCAAGCCAAACCTCAACCCAATCCTGAGAGGGTGAAGTGTCCAATCCGGCGGGCTTCCCCCAGTCGCTCCGGCCGCCCAAGCCCGGCGAGGTGCGCAACAAGTTGGGGATCAACGGCTGGACCAAGCACCGCCCCATGGTCGAGGCCCTGGAGCGGTTCATCAACGAGCGGCCCGAGGCCCGGTTGATGGAGCTGGCGCGAATTTTTTACTGCATGGCGACCGGGCACCGCGAGGCCCTGACCCTGCCCGACGGCACCAGGCTGAAGCCCGACTTCAACTTTTTCAAGGAGCTCCTGGACCGGCTCGACGGAAAAGTGCCTGACCAGATCCGGGCGACCGGCGAGTGCCGCGTGACCGTCGTGGCGGATCGCGAGCCGCCCACGATGACCGAGGATCAGATCAACGACTGGTCGTCTGATCGGGTGAGTATGCTGGAGTTCCTGGCCAGGCAACAGGCCGGGGCCGGGGCCGGCGGAGGTGCCTGATGGAACGCTGTCCTCGCTGCCAAGGGCCGATGGAATTCAGCCCGGCGTTGCTCGGCCGCAGCCGTCGCCACGCGGTCCGCTGCGAGGCCGGTTGCCGGATCTACGCCGTCCTCGGCGATCCCGGCGGCCGGTGGTTCCGTGAAGATCACGCCGACGTCGTGCAGGCCCTGGCCGATCGCGCCACCGAGCTCGATGGCGCGGACCGGTTGAACGCCGCGGTGTGGGCGGCGGTCCTTGCATCGCCGGAGGATGAGAGATGGTTGAGCTATCGCGGATTCGGCCTGGACGATCGGAGGGACGAGCCATGAGGCGACGCAAGCGACCTGCCGACGACCTGGCCGGTTTCGAGCAGCGAGCTCGGGTCGTGGGCTCATTGCTCCGGGTCGCGGAGCTCCTGGACCCTGACAAGGAGCGGGTCCTGGGGCAAGCCAAACGCCTCCGCCGCTGTGCCGGGCGGGTCCAGATCCTGCGGCGGAACCGGAAGGGGGCGGAGTATCGGGCCGAGGCAGCCCGTCGGCGCCAGGCCAGGCAAACGGCGATCGAGCGATCCCTGGGGGCGATGCACGACAGGCTCGCGGCCAAGGATCGGTTCGCCGCCATCCTGGCCGGCCGGCGGCCGACGCCGTAGGAATCGCTCCAGGCCGCTCAGGACGCGTCGCCGCGACCCCGGAGGGGGATTTAGCCAGCCGCGCCGCCGGGATCGCTCTCCGGGCCGGATAGGGCCGTTTTACTGCACGCCGGCCGGCTGCTCCCCGGGCGGGCTCGCGAGCGGGGCGGAAATTTCCCGGCAGGCATCGGAAATTTCCGGAGATTCTGGGAGGTCGCACCCGCTCGGCCTCGCGGCTTGGGGCTCGGGCAGCTCAAGGGTCCCCTCCTCGAGCGCCACGACGAATGCATCGTGCATGGCATCCACGCAATAGCGGAGCGTGGCGGTCCGCGTCGCCAGTCCGCACCACGCCTGGAGATCGCGCAGCCTGGCCAGGTCCTCGGCAGTCAACCTGAACGGCGTCAAGGGCGTGATGTTGGTGACGGCCATGCCGAAGCCTCCCGGCTGTATATACGCGGGTTCCCGCCATCCCGGGCGCCGGCCCGAGCCGGGGTGGCCGGCCCGCAGTGAAACGGCCCAGGACGGCCTCCAGGGCCCCGAACGGGTTGTCGCCAGCCGGGGCGCCGGGACGCGATCCGGGCGGCCCAGGATGGCCTGGCGCGGCCCTGACCGCCGGGGCTCAGGAGATGGCATCCTGGAAGAGCGGCCTGAAGTCGGCGTACTCGAAGACCGGCGTCTTCCCGTCGGGGTAGGTGACCTTGGTCCACTCGCCCTTCGGGTCGAGGAACCAGTTCCAGTCGGCGTATTGCCGGTCGTCCACCGAGGTGATGTACACTAGGCCGTTGGCCAGGAACTGGTACTCGACGTCCCAGACGATCCCGCCATTGTACGGGTCCGAGCGGGGCTCCGGGTTCATGCCGTTGAACAAGACTGCCCCCTTGGTGAACTCCAGGCCGCCCAGCACGAATGGGTCCTGATTGACCGAACCCAGCAGCGGCGTGGCGATCACCGTGGGCACGATCGGCATCCGCACCCGCGTCATGTTGATCTCCAGCCGGGATCGCGGCTGGGCGGCGCCGACATCCAGCAGCGGCTTACCCTTGTATGCACCATCGGCATACTGGAATGCGCCGGCCGGTGGCGCCAGGATCTCGGCCGAGACCCGGGTCTTGGTGATCACGTAGGGGAGCGTGGACAGGTCGGTGAATGCCGGCGCGAACTCGGTCGGGGCGAGCATGTAGTTGGGGCAGGTGAACTCCGCGGTGATCAGGGCGTAGGCGAACCCGCCCCAGCCGGCGACCTCGGAGAAGAGGCCGCCCTCGTTGTCGGTGCGCCACTTGGTGCCCTGCACCCGCGAGATCGCCGTGCAGACCAGCCGCTGCGGGATGATCGAGTTGCTCGATCCGTTGACCGTGTGCTGGGTCGTGTCCACGGTCGCGAACGGATAGGAGAATGGTGGCGTGCGGGCGATCGCGGCCCCGGGATAGTCCACGGTACCGACCAGGGCACCGATCAGATCATTCCGACTGGCCCACTCGCACTGGAACGTCGCCGTGGCCCGCCGGCCGTGCTCGTCGCTGATCTCGGTGGGCCCCTGGGTGCCGTCCGGGCCGAGGTACACCCCGCAAGGGATGCCGCCGACCTCCAGGACCCAATCGCTGACCTTGGGCATAAAAATCGTCGTGGCGGCCGGCAGAGCGCCGGCGGACCTTTGTTAAGAGATCGCGTCAGGAAACCGCCCACGTGTACGAGCCGCTATACGGGTGGGCGCTGCGTACCACCCGCATGGGCGTCGACACGCCGAAGGTATTGATCACGATCGTGAGCTGGTACCAGATCCCCTCGGACACGAGCGAGTAGGCCGGATCATCGGCGACCGTGGCCAGGAGCACGGGCGTCCCCGTATTCGCGTCCGCGAAGCTCGTCGGGCTCCCCAGGTCGTCGCTCCAGCAGAAGTAGTAGTACTCCGCGGTGCCCGGGTCCGCGAAGCTGTAGGTGCCGGCGAAGCCCGCCTGGAGGTTGGCGCCATCGCCCAGGGCCTTGATCGCGTTGGCCGTCAGCTCCGGGTCCGGGTTCGTACCCCAGTGCAGCCGCCACAAGAAGTCGATTTCGAACGGCAGCGAGAACCCGACGTTCTGAGTGTTGACGCCGGAGATGGTGTAGATGTGGGCGGCCGGGGCCGTCGCCGTGACGGCCGACATGCGGAGGACGGCGGAGCCGGTGTTGGCCGGGCCCGAGCCGAGGACGGCGGAGCCGGTCGTGTCGGCGATCGCGATCGAGTTGGCCTTGACGTTGACCGGATTGACCGTGCTCCAGATCCAGGCCCGGCTGCCGCCCGCGACGGTGTCGCCGACCTCGAGCGGCGTCGCCTGGCCCTGGAGGGCGAACGCCGTGAAGGCGGGGTCCAGGTAGGCCGCGCCTTGGGTGCAGGGACAGAACGCCATCCAGTCGGCGTCCGTCCCCGTGTCTGCTCGCGCGAGGAGCTGCCAGTAGTTGCGATCCTCGGCGGTGTAGACGAGCATGCCCTCCCGCCGCCAGTGGGCAGGGATGAGATTGCGTTGATCGGTGTTCCACACGCTGAAGATCGGGTGGCGGCCGAACTTCGGGTCCAAAAAGGGATCATCGATGGTGGGATCATCCTGCGGCATCGCGAAGATCCTCGGCCTCAGCGGGCTCCGGCTCGACGTCCGACAGCGGCTCAAAGCTGGTCCAATCGTGACCGCCGACGACGGCGTGGAAGATCCGCACCGTGCCGTCGGGCGACACCAAGGAGTGCGGGCCCTCGTCCCGGAGCCTGTACAGGATCTTTCGGGAAGACTCGGTCCGGGCCATGACCGCCCGGGCTGACGCCTTCTCGGCCTCAGCCAGGGCCTGCCGAATCCGCTCGACCTCGGCCGCCGCCGCCGCGGCCCGCGTCACCGCGTCGTCGTAGGCCCTGAGGAGCTCCCCGAAAGAGGTCATGGGCATCTCGCCCCTAAATGATGAAAAATCTGAACATCTATTGCCTACGTGGACCGACCGCGGTAGATTGGAGAAGTCGCACCCCGCGCGGGTGCGTGGATTGAAACCTTGTCCGGTTGGTCGATCCGTGCGATCCCTCGGCAGTCGCACCCCGCGCGGGTGCGTGGATTGAAACGCCACGAGATTGGGATCGAGCCGCGCCACTCGCACCCCGCGCGGGTGCGTGGATTGCAGCCCACAGGCCAAGCCCACAGCAGCCGTCTTTGCCGCGGCCGCCGCGGGCCTGGCCGTGGCTTCGCGGGAGTTCCTGGCGCGTGCTCATGGCATGCCTCCGCCCGCCGAGCGGAGTCGCCTGGCTGCCTGAGCTAAACCGTCGTCCAGGCCCGCCGAGTACGCTCCGAGGATGCCGCCCCCAGCGGCCCGGACTAACCATCGCCCACCGTCAGCGGGGTCAAACTCGATGGAGGCCCGCGAGCAGGGCGTCAGCGAGCGGCTGATCAGCCCCGTCAACGCCATCGAGCGGAGCAGCCGGCCGGAGAGCTCAAGGCCGCCCGCCTCGTCGTTGCGGGTCGCCACCACGTTCTGGCCGCGATCGTAGACCAGCCATTGCTGGCCCTGGTACTCGAGCCTCAAGCCTCCTTCCGCCTGCTGCGTCGTCCTGGCCGGCGCCGACGGGGCCTTGACCGGGACATGGTGCGTCGCCGTGTAGCGCCTGGCCTCGGACGCCGACCAAAGTCCCCGCTCGATCATCAAGGTGACGGCGGACCGCGACCCGGGGATCGCCACGGCGCTGATCTCCACCAGCTCGCACGACCTGTAGATCGTGTTGCAGCGACCCAGTTCCGGCCGCATGCGAACTTCTTCATATGACGGCGGGCCGCACGCTTGGCTGTGGGGCAAAGCGCGGATCGACCAGCCGGTCAGCGTCTGGTCCGCAAACATGCTAAAAAGTTCACGCGAGAACTCATCCTCCCGGAAGGTCACGCGAGCCACGAGGTCGTCGTGCTCGCGGCGGTACTGCACCGTGCTCTTCCCGACCGGCAAGGAGCCGCGGCTCTCGGCGCCGTGCTGCCATAAAACAGGACCGCCCGAGCGGTTGAAGGAGGCGTAGTCGATGCCACGCGGCTCGATCACGGTCGATAGCCTGTCGACCTCGTTGGAGGACACCCTCGCGACCACGACGCGGGGCCTTAGCTCTACGTTTTCGATGGGTGCCGATATGTCACGTGTAAACACACCTAAAGGGACGGCGCCTGGTGCTGTGGCGGACATGGGTCTCCTGGGGCGGCGTCCGGCGCAGGGCCGGCGGCCATTGGCTGGTGATCGCGGTAGTGTAGCATCATCGACCGAGAACCGCCATTGCCCGGAGGAGCCCGCCATGCGATCCACCGTCTCGCTCACCGTGATCTGCAAGGACGAGGAGCAGCACCTGCCCAGAGCCTTGGGGACCTCGGCCGGGTTGTTCGACGAGATCATCGTCGTGGATACGGGCAGCACGGATCATACGGCCGACGTGGCCAGGAGCTGCGGCGCCAGGGTCTATGAGTTCGCATGGTGTGATGACTTCAGCGCGGCGCGAAACTTCGCGATCGAGAATGCCAC